TGTAAATCTAAATATGGACGCCCATTATCATCAACGTAATATGGATTAAGATAATCTGTGGTAAATCTACCAGATGTTTTCTGAGAAATGGGGGCATTCTTTTGCTCAACATTATAATCTACTGTTTTGCGATAATTAGGATCGTATTGATCTTCGAGACGATCAAAAAGATCGCTTCCTTCTACAATGCCAATAATCCTATCTCTTTCTTCTATAGTTTGAGCATAGAAGGTAAATTGTCTTCCTGGTCTATACGCAGAGCTAGTTTTAAATCCTATATCATTTTCTCCTAGTAGTTCAACTAATCTCAAAGTATCATTAGGATCAACAAATTTTTCTGCACCGCGCTCACCAGCTCTTAGCATGAATTTATAGAACCATTTTAAGCGCTCTCTTGAATCCATACCCGCAAGGTTAACTCCAAGAGCACTTGTTCTTTTCTGAAAATTTGAGAAAAGTTCTTGATCAATAACATCAGCGCCTCCCATTATCCCTTTTGAGGGATCCTTGAGTTTTAATCCCATCTTTGCAAAAGCGTCTTCTTGCGTGAGCTCTGCCTTAAGATCTGCGTGTAACTTCCATCCATGGTTAGTATTGACTCCATGTGCTTGATTTTTTAAATTAACCAAATCATTAGATTCAAATGCATTATTGTCAGCGCGGGGGGGTGAATAGCCCTTTGGAAAACGCGCCTTTACTTCATTTAAGTCTGCTGTCATTACATTCTCCGATTATTATTTAATACATTTTCTAGAGCAGAATCTCTGATTATTATGCTCATAAACCATACCTCTAATAAATTCTCTGCTACAAGATGCACAATGAAATTTAACACCGGATATACCATAAAATAAGACTGGTTTACCCTTCTGCTCGACTTTTTGAACAGCGGTTGAGGTATTTGCATAATTCTTTTTTGCTGGTTTTTTACCTGCCATTACCTACTCCTTATCATAGTAAACACAAGGATATAGTAATTGTTTTATCGAAGAATAGTCCAATCTTCAGGTATTAGATCCTTTGTATCGGCACCTATTTTCGGGCCAAACCAAACTGGTGGGACTATAACGGAGTTATTATTATTCTTATTAAGCCACGCTCCCCACCAGCTAAAAGAGCTATTAGCTATAATATTAGAATGACACTGGGTCATTAAATACAAATCAATAAAATGATGGTTATGAGAAAAAACAAACCTATCTGAATCCAATAATGACAAAGATTTACACCAATTAATATCATCAGAAAAAACAATACCAAAATCATAGTCATTAAAAAGACTGATAGCAGATTCATAATATTCTTGGCTTGGCGTAGGATGTGCATCTGGATTATTTAAATAATCAGTTCTTCTAAAGTGAATAGAAAAAACTTTGTGATCACTAAATATTTCAGAATACCTATCTGCTGCCTCAACTATTTCTGCCTTAAAAGCAAACTCATTCCTAATAATATTTTCTATGTTTTTAAAATATTTTTCAGTTTGAAAGTATCCAAATAAATCTATATTATCAGGAAATCCTTTCATAAAATTTTCATCAAAATGAAAATGTGGTTCATTAAAAGTTTGACTAGGAAAATTATTACCTAACCTATTAGAGGCCTCATTCATTTCAAAAAGATCAAAAAGTTGATGACGATTTGCGGGAATAATAAAATCATAATTGTTAGAATGCGCAATCCCTCTAAGGGATGCGTATTGGAACATCTGATTTCCAAGACGACCGTTTAGCCCAAGTCTACTATAGGACAGCATTTCTTTCCCAGTTTTCCCATATAAACGGATATCGCCAAGTTAAATGATGAGTTTGGGAAAGCTTATCTGCTGGTCTTATTTTCATTTCTTCTTCCAGCCCATTGGGTCATCTGTCATACGATTGTAAATCCACTCGTATGTTTTTTCCATGCCATCTGTCAATGTAATACTAGGCTCCCACCCAAACGTGCTACGGAATAAAGTATTATCACTATTTCTACCACGCACACCCTGAGGTGCATCAAGATTGTAATTTCTTTTAACTTTAATTCCAGCAATATCTTCAGCGATAGATACTAGCTGATTGATTGTTACTAACTCTGCGCTACCTATGTTAACCGGCGTATGCAATGTTGAGTTAGAAAGCTCCCAGGTTCCACGAACACAATCATCAATATACATAAAAGATCTAGTCTGCTCACCGTCTCCCCAAACCTCAATTTCATGATTACCAGAAAGTTTAGCTTCAATGACCTTTCTTATAATAGCTGCTGGAGCTTTTTCTCTTCCACCTTTATAAGTTCCATATGGTCCATAAACATTATGGTATCTAGCGACATGGGTTTTAATTCCATAATCCTCCATAAAATGTCTGCACATTCTTTCTGAAAACAATTTTTCCCAACCATAACCATCTTCTGACTGAGCAGGATAAGCATCCTCTTCCTTTAAGGCTGTAACATCAGCGGACGATTGTTTTCCAGCGTTGTATACGCATGCCGAAGATGTATATAAATAACTTTCTACACCATTTTTTCTAGCGGCATCTATCAGATTTGTGTTGATTAATACGGTCATCATACAGTCTGCCTTATTGTTTTCAATAAATCCCATACCACCCATATTGGCTGAAAGATTATAAACACGATCCATTGTCTTAGTCAGAGCATCGCAATTATTTGCTATAGAAACATCACTAGTTATATTATGGGCATCGTTGTGAAGTTGATACCATTCTATTGAATTCTTCTTATCTACAGCCGTTACAGTGTGCCCCTCTTGCAAAAGCTTTTTCGTTAGGTGTCCACCAATAAATCCACCTGCTCCAGTAATTAAAATTTTCATTATGATAATCTCCTATTCTCATTATGATCTTCAGTTAAGATTAATTCTTTATGTCTATTATATAATAATTTCATATTTTTATGATTAGCCTCATATAGCCAGCTGCCAACGGAACCAGTTTTTCTCGTGCCTCCCCAAGAATAGTCTGAAATATAATCAATCCAGTAAAACCCAGCAACTTTTCCAAAATATTTAAAAGCTCTGTAACAAAGATCGTGATCATCTAGTTCTTGAGGAGAATAATCCTCATCAAGATAATCTAGTTTACATAAAATATCATGGTCTATCATTAGTGGTCCACGATTAACGGAACTTCTAATAGCAAATGTTTCTCTGTTAATACTATTTTTATCAGCGTGGTTAGTATGAACTAATATGTCGCACCAACAATTATCTAAATTTTCTGTAACATATATGTGCTTTGAATTAGGGTTATATCTCCAGTCGTGAGCAGTTCTAGCAGTCACTGCAAAGACATCAGAAAAACCAAAAGGCTTTTCCATTCTAAGATTCCAGTCTTGCTCATTTATAACCATGTCATCTTGGATGATGACAACCTTATCGCCCCGAGCGTGCTTTAATCCAATGTTGTTTGCTTTTGTCTCAAAAACATTATCCGCATATAGTATGCTGATATTTTTATTAAACTTTTTAGAAAAAGATACAGCTATTTCTTCAGACTTATCATCACATCCATCAAGAACAATAATCAATTCATAATTTCCTGATGTAAATTTTTTGATGTTATTTAATACGGTTTTTAAAAGAAAATCTTTATTGTGTACTGTTAATATAAGACTATGCATTTGGGAATGTGTACTTTCTAATTTTTCCATTATCGACTTTAAGATTATATTTTACCACAAGATTGGTAAGTATGCTTTGATCATGTCTATGATCCTGAAATGAAGGAAGGTTATCTTTGCCAGATACATTTTGTATATCTGTTAATATTCTTTCGTCCAAACAATAATGTAGCCATTCATTTAATAAACTAATAGATGACTTTTTATTTTTCCAAAAAGATACTCCAGCCTCCAACTGACTAGCTGACCAGTATTTTTCTGAATCACAATCCATATAAACAAAACAATCTCGTTTAGTCCACTTTGCGTTGTTGTTTCCATAAGTGATAAATAATTGATCTACATTATTCATCTGACTTATCAATTCTGATTCAAAAGAAATATCATCTAGCTGCGAATGAAATACGTCTCCAGAATCAATATAGAAAACAGTATCGTCATCATCAGCAAATGTTTCTAGGGCATGCTTTATAATATAAGGTTTCCACAACCAATATCCAGCACCACGTGTTTGATCTAAAATTTTTTTATTTGATTTATAAAAATCTGTTCTCTGAAACCAATGCTCTGTATAGGGTGCTATTTTAAAATTATTTAAAACAGCTTTTTGACATAGGGCAAGCTGCTTGTCAGAAAACTTATCATTTGCGTAAGTTACAAATAGTATAGCCATCTTTAAATCTCATGTAAGAATCTCTTTGATTCTTCCAATTACATCAATCTGCGTTCTTATGTGCCGATAAATATAGCCAACCCATATCTCTCCAGCTTTTTGGTAGTACATCTGGCTGAAATTGAGTTTTCCATAAACAGTAAGGGAAACTTACCTGATCCTGATATGACCATGTTAGATTTTGTTGATGCCAAAGCTCTCCAAGTTCTTTAACTTTTGGATTAGTTAAATCTCTAGCGGACACACCGCATTCATATAAGCCATATTCTGTTGGAAAACCTTCAGCAACATAAGATGCCACCTGTTCATCAAGTGGCTCTTTTGCGTATTTTGGCGGCCTAATGGTAGCTTCTCCGTAGGCGCAATGTCTACCATCAAAATGAGGTGAAGCAACAAAACCATTTTTCATATACGACATTATTTCAGAAACAAAATTCATATTGATAACAGCCATTGAGCCATCTATCCATATCATATATTTATAGTTATTCAAGATTGGTATTGAATGCGGATTCAGCTTTGGTCTCTTGGATCTACGTCTACTATCCAAATGCTCATCGCCCAAAAGCTCCACCTTCCATGGTTTTGGGGCATCAAAAGAATTTTTTCCATCAGTAAAATAAACATAATCTACGCCATGTATATGATTCTGAGTAAGACAATGATCATACTCTCCAGTAACAGCAGTAACAATTACCGTCTGCCCATACCAATCTTCTACCATGACACTCCTCAAAAAGCTGTTGTAAACATCTCTATAGCTTCAGGTTGTTCTTCCGCTATTTTTGGATGTATAGTTTCTATACTAACAATTGGTTCACGGATAAACCTATCAGATGCAAACCAACCATTTATTTTTGTTTCATTTATTAACTTTTTTGCACCGTTTGGATTTATCGCATAAGCATAGGTGCAATTCATGGAATGCACACCAGAAGCTTCACCAGGAGAGAAACCCATTCTAAAAACAGAATTTTCTTGAACAGTGCAGTATTGATCAAAACCATTTCGCATTTTTCTACGGCGGATTGATCCCTCCCAATCAAGATGAAGAACGTCACTCCATTCTGGGCTTGACCATTCTCTCAACAATATAGCATCGTGTTCCAAAATGATGATAGGCTCATTAAATTCTACGCAAATATTCCACAACGCATAATGTGAAGCAAAACATCCCCTAGTACCAGGAACGGAAGTCCATTTATTGTATAGATCAAAATAAGGAATATTATAGTCCCAAACAGGTTTTATATTATGATCCTCAAACAATGATAGAGAATCGTCTTTGGTATACGCTGCAAAATAAAAAGCCTCATAACCGAATTGTTTAGCTGACTCAAAAGCTTTAGCCGCTAAACGCTCTGATGAATCCATCCCTTCAATTGTTATAATAAATACTTTCACAATTATCCTTTAATGCAACTGGCGGAGAAGGTGGGATTTGAACCCACGGACACCTTTTGAGATGTCGACATCTTAGCAGGATGTTCCATTCAACCGAACTCTGGCACCTCTCCAGTACTATTACGGTACAAGCCCTGGACGCTCTACGTCCTCCATTAAACGAGTTCTACTCCATGCCCCGCATGAATTACAATACCATTGCTGATATGTTCCAGTTTGAGTATATCGTTGACCTCTCTTTTGCAAATCATCAGACCCACAAGTTGGGCAATTACACTCGCCTTCGTACACATTTAAATTAGGATGGTTATTCATCCAGGGGCGCAACTTCATGTATACATTTCTTAGAAGGTCTACGTCCTGCTTAGCGTACTTCGTCATCAGTTTCCATGATTTTAAATCGCCACGCATGCATCCAGCCCACGTCTCAAAGCCACCAGTATCAACTTTTCTACCAACACCCAAATGCTGCCCCAAATGATCTAATCTGTTGCTATTAAACATAAAATATTTTCTAGCAACTTTTAATGTATCAACCTGTCTAACTGGTGAAGTTGGACCCATATTATGAGATATAAATCTTGCGTTAGCTTTTCGCATATCAAACTTATCGCCATTGTGCGCAATTGCTATATCGGCTTCATCCAATAAATCCCAAAGCTTTTTAACTACATAAAGATCATCTTCTGGATTCTTTTTATATTGATCAGGAAAATCTATCAAGGAACAAACATGCGTAGTTTTTTCGTGCTCCCATCTATATGATACACACAACATGTACCATTCGCGCTCATGTTCAATAACATTCTGCTCATAGTGGCCCCAAACATAACTAAGGTTTGGAGCGGTTTCTATATCATAATATAAAATTTTTGCCATGATAGCACCGTCTTTTCAATCGGGTAGAATCATTTTGACACTACATAATAATCATACAGTATAACACAAATGGTGACGCAATGCTCACAATGTTACATCACGCCACCATTATATAGGTAATTAATTATTTAATATTTTTAATATTAGAAAAAATAATTTCTGAAGCTGATCCTCTATGACTGATAATATTATCTCCTGCCCATCGCCTAGTATTATTTTAATAATATGACCATTTACTAAAGAGCCATCTGTAGCTATCATAGAGGTTTGATTTGTTATTTCTATATTTTTTATAGCTGGCATAAAGCCAGAAAACTCTTCATCCATTATTTTTTCTTTTTCTTTTTAAAGGTAGCAACATTTTTTGGAGCTTGCCCCTTAACACCTTTTGATGGAGTGCCTTGAGCTCTTTTTCTTTGAACTGCGCTTCTCCGTTGAGAAGATGATAAGGAATTAGCCTTGGCAATAGGTAGGCATTTTGCGTACCCACCGCCCTTACCAGATGTTCCGCAGGGCTGCCACTTGCCATTCTTTTTAGGGGCACCAATGTTTACCCATTTCTGATTAAACCATTTAGTTAAGCCAACGCCCTTTGGACCAGCCATATTATATCACTTTTTCTTTTTGGGTGCAGAGGTTGTTCTCCATGTTCCGCCTTTAGATTTATACCACTTAGCCGCCCATGCGTTAGCATATGCGGAAGGATATACGTCAAATTTTGATCTAGCCATAGATTTAGCTTGGCTCCAAAGCTTTGGATTTTTTGCTACGTTTCTTTTTTGTGCCATTATTCTTGATCCTGATCGTAAATGGTATTGCCAGTGGTAGAAGTTTTTTCTTTATCTTTTAATCCATTTGCTGCCAGAACTCCCGATAGACAACCAGACAAAAATAATACTATAGGAACTAGCAGTGAGTCAATAAACGCTTTGTCATTGGGCGACTGCTGATCAATTGGTTGCGTTACAAACACCAGGGCATACATAACGCCAGTTACAATTACGGCGAAAGTGAACGCTAAGGTTGCTCCGACTATTAAAACCATTCTGGCTTTTATTTCACTATTTGTATATCTTTTCTTTTGATAATTATTCATTCTGGAACACTCCCATAAATATCTTCTGGACATGTTCCAGAAGCGCTACAAATTGGTGGTTTACAATCCGCAGTTTCCCAATTGTTTGGATCCTGACACGGATAACGATATGAATCATTGCATCCGCTTAAAAGACCCATACAAAAGGCTCCCAATATTGATGCTAGTATTAAAATATATTTACGCATCAGAACATCTTATCCCATGTGACAGGACCGATAATGCCGTCATCCTTCAGGCCGTTTGCCTTCTGCCATGCCTTGACTTTTGCTTCAGTGCCAGGACCGAAGTCGCCATCAGCCTTAGCACCAACAATTGCCTGAACCAGCATGACTGCGGGTCCCTTTGAGCCCTTCTTGACCGGGCTTCCCGGGTACTTAAACTCCATCGGACCGGCTTCGACTGCACCGCCAGAAGGAGTTATTACTTCTGTAATAGCGGCAACTGAACCGTTTGGAGCGACATCCCCTAAACAGTATTGCCAGTGCCATGCTTCAAACTCTTTAGAATTTTTATCACCCGTCTGCAAATAAAATCCAAATTTAGGAGCATTTGCGCACATCCATTCAAAACATGCTCCACCCATTGACTGAAGCTTTCCGCCAGCCTCGTAGCCGAGGTCGATGGCGAGCCCCCAGCCGTGATTAGAACCCTTTAGGCCGGTCGGGTCCGGTGCAGCCGAAGGGGCCTTGCCCGGCTTGAGATACCAGGTCTTGCCCTCATATTGGCGCGTCACCTGTGGCTTGCGCCCCTGGTCGGTCGTGGTATAGCGGTCCATGAACATAGACAGCTGACCCTCAAAGGAGCGATAATCGCCAACATTCTTTAATTTATGACCGGCAGCAAGTGCCGCATCATACATCCTATTAAACTGCTCAGCTGCGGGAGCATACATCTGCCCACCAGTTTTTACCTTAGCCAACAAATTGGCTGGAAGTTGTCCATTTTTATGAGCTTTTAATGCTGTAGGAACAACGAGTTTAATATAAGGGTATATCACAATAATCTCCTATTCACTTCTTTTTTTTAGAAATTTTTCTTAACGTTGTAGCCAAATTAGCTTGACGTACTGTTCTTGTATCATATTTTTGTGGGTTCTTTTTTACGGCAGCTGCGAAACCGGCTACTGTCATTTTCCGCTTTTTAGCTTTGGCAGTAAATGCGCCAGGCCTTTTGATTGCCTTTTGGATCCATTTTTTATCACTTGCCATGGATTTCACCTCTTATATTTATTTGTATATATAAATAGTAATAACATATTTGACCTTTGTCAATTGTTAAGTAATATCTTAACTATGATGGAAAAAATAGGGGCGCAGGTTTAATACCTGGCCCCTATTAAAATAATGTATAAATATATTATTTTTTCTTATTCTTATTCATAATAGCTTTTTGAATAAATGGAGGTAGTTTTTTCTGAGCTGCGGTTAAACCATTTGTAGTCTTTTTTGCTACTGCTTTTTTCTTCTTTGTTGCCATAATTATTCCTCTAATCTTAAACTAAGACTAAGGCTCTAGCCTCAGTACATCTTCTTTCCGCCCATCTTCTTGGACCCACCCATTTTCTTGTAGCTGCCCATCTTCTTGGATCCATTCATTTTCTTGGATCCACTCATTTTCTTTTTCATCATAGCACCTCCTTCTTTTTTCTCGAATCACTTGACTTACGATAATGCCACATCATATGATCGGTCATTTGATCGTCAACTTTATCAACTTGCTCGTCTACATGATCTATTTTATGATGCAGATTAAGTATTTCGTCCTTAACATCAACTATCATTGCAGAAACTATATTATGATCATTCTTGTTTTCTTTACGCCCTTTTTGAACCAGCGCTACCAGTAGACCGCCAATAGCGGTAATAGTCGCAACAATAGCAGCTTCCATTTCAGGATCCTTTGACCCATTTTTGCGAAGAAGATTTTGTTTTACTGGGGCTCCACTTTACCCTATTGGCCCAATAGGCTGCAGACATTTTACCCTTAGATATATTTTTGGCATGACGTGATGCAAATGCTTTCCTTTGGCCAACTGTTTGGTTAGTCTTCACACCTTGTTGACCAAAGCGGATAGTTTTCACTTGATCCCCCTGCTTTGCTACGACTATATGGGACTTGGTTGGATGGCTAGGTGTTCTTTTTGGTTTATTATAGCCACTGACTCCAGCCCTTGCTAAGCGCGAATCTTTTTTAGCTGCCATCATTTTTTCCTTTTACGCTTTTTATTCTTGATAACTAGGGCGTTAAACTTTTGGTTATTTGTACCCATTCTAGGTCCACTAATATATATTGATTTTTTAAAAGCCATTATTTGTTTTTGTTTTTCATCCAATGGCTAGAGTAGTGACCACCAGTTCTCTTGGTGTCAATGATGTTGATGACAGAATCTTTAAGTAACTTATAGTAATTTTTTTCCGAGGATGCTTTACTACCCCAACTTTTATCAGCCATTTTTACCACCTTAAAATAAGACTGGTTATATAGTAACATTTTCGTACTATATAACCAGTTTTAAATTTTAAATTATTATTAATTAACTAGTCTTTTTTGTTACTTTTGGAGCACTAGCTGCCTTTTTACTGGGGGTCTTTTTGACGTTTGCATTACCAGTTGCCTTTGGTCTACCCGGCTTTTTCTTTTCTGGTTCAGAAACCTTTTTGTCATCCAAATCAATGCCACCCAACTTTGGCTTTTCAAAGCTAACCACTGGTTCTACGACAGAATTTACTGAAGTAGTGGAATGAGTTTGGAATTCTATAGATGATACTTCTTTTTTCTTTGTAAATAATATTTTTCTTGCAAGCTTTTTGATAAGTTTCATTTTTTCTCCTGTTACTTTGTACCTTGCTGTGATTCTTTAATAAGCATATAACGCTCACCAGTCTCTTTTGAAGCCAGAGAAAACCCGTAAGCAACAGCTTCTTCGACTGCTGCCGTAAGAGCTTCTCTGTCAACAAAAGAAACACCATGCAAAGGTATAGTAACCCCTGCATAAACATCAATATTTTCAAAGTTTCCAATATTGATTTTTCTATTTACTCCACATATTACTATGGGAGAACTTGTTAAAGAAATTTCATTACTCAAAAGATTCACCACCTGATCTAAAGGAGAATCAATAGATTGCTCCATTGCTGTTTTAGTTATTTTAGGCATTTACGTTTATAAGTCCATTAATTGTTTCTAAGGTTTTAGCAGACTGTTGCTCCAGGGACATATTGTCTGTATCAATTATAGCAGAAGCTAATTCTTTTACCAAGTCACATTCTTTTTCTGATCTATGTGACGCCTGAGCCTCTGTCATCAATAACCCGTCTCGCTCAATCATTCTTTGATTTCTAGTATAATCTGAGGCATCGAAGTAAATAATCAGTCCATTTGGCTGCTTGAGAATCTTATTAGCCTCATTTTCAAAACGAACATCAGAAATTATTATTCCAACAGGAAGTTGGTTGTCTTCATATGTTTCAGTGGATACTATCGATCTGTGCATCCGAGATGCCTTGTAAATAGCCCATTTAGCAAAGCAGTCGGGATCGTATAACCGACACAGATCTCCAGCTTTTTGAAGAAAACTTCTCGGCTTCTTCTCCTGTTCTATTGGCAAAGAATACATTTGCTCAACTAAGTCGGTAAAATGCTTGTAATCAGGTATATTACCTAGAGCATTACCACCAAATAAATCAAATAAAACCTGGTGGATAGAGAATAGTTGGCGGTCTTTTTGACGAAGACCTAATGTTGTTCTTTTGATTGAAGCTATCTCATATAATGGCAAAGTAAAAAATATATGGTCCCATATAATGGAGTTATTAACAGGATTAATAGAAACTTTAGGAACTATGCTCTCTGCCACCGAAGTTTTGCCACTAGCAGCTTTGCCTGCTAGGCCAATAATTAACGGATATTCTTTGTAATATTTGTTTTCTAACATCATGCGTTACATTATAGCAGTTATATTTTGGAAATGTGTTCTTTTCTTAATTCTAATTCATCTAAAAATGCATTAGCTAAAGCGTCTGGTTCCCAAACAAAATCCCTCTTTACTTGCACGACTCTAAAATTAAATTCATCTTTAATTTCCTCTATTGTCATTAGTAGCGGAATAAGAGTTGGACTTTTACATTTAAAGTTTCCATTAACCTGATTAGCCACAACAGATGAATCTGTGTAAATTATTGGGTCAGTCAAATCAGCCATAGAACAGATTAGCAAACCGGCTATAACAGCCTCGTATTCAGCTTCATTATTAGTTCTGCGACCAAGACCCCTGGCAAATTGGGCTATCTTTTTTCTATTCCGATAAACCACAACTGAACACGCTGCTTCGCCATACTTTTTTTGGCCCTGCCCTCGTGATGCACCATCGCAAAAAACTTCTATATTCATTTAACACCATTTTCATTTTGTTTTAAGCAAAGAATAGATATCTAGGAGCATGTTTTCTATTTCGTGCCTACTGTATAGCTCTCTTTCTTGAGAGTGTATTTGAAACAAAAAATTTTCAATTTCTGATTTTAAATCAGCTATTTGCTCCGGAATCAATTCTAATGTCATATTTTATTCCATATTTTTTGGCGGTGTTAATAACATTTTTTTCTTGAGATTTAGAAGATACCTGTATAGTTTTATTTAGCAAATATCTATCACCCTCATATTCAACTTGTATTGGAAAATTTAGATCAACTCTTTTACAAGAATAAAATTCCTTAGATGATCCAACACTTTTATAGTAACCTATGAACATATATTATCCTTTTAGTATGTATTAAAAAAATCCGAGTCCATAAAAGAGCCTTTATCTTCCCTAAACGAAGCAACCTGCATAGACTGTATCTTATCCATAAGCTTTCTTGCAGACTCCGACGCAATTCTTGCTGCTGACTCCATGGCCTCCGCTAAATGTACGATGGCCTCACAAGTTATCAAAGCAAAATACTCATCCTCCGCAGCGTCCATTGCTGCTGCTTCTCTCTCAGCTTCGTTTTTACCTATGCGATTAGACTTATATACTTTTTTATATTTTCCTTCTAATATTTTATATTGAGCTCTAGCTATTCCAGTAAATCTAGCTGCTCTACCATAGACATTAGAAGTTCTAGCTACAAGAGAGGCTATTTTTTCTATACCCAAATCTACAACATCTGTTTCTGGAATTTCAATAAAATACTTATACGAGTTGTTGTTGTCGCTGTAGGCATCAATGACTTCTTTTAGTTGAGGCCCAAGAAACTGCTGCAACATTTCCTGAAGTTTTTCAAGAGTTGAACTGTTCATTTGTTCTCCATTTTTAATAAATAGTAAAGTTCTTCATACGAGAACTCGTCTTCTAGAAGTATTTGTTTTATTTTTTCTCTAACTTTAGAGAGATGTTCCCTCACCGTATTGGGGTGCTCATTAACAATTTGGGAAATTTGACTTGACCTTTTGTTGTCAATATATCTCCATTTTAGCAGCTGCCTCTCTTGTATCGAAAGCTTATCGAATGGTCCTTCAACATTTTCTCCTAAGACCCAGAATTCGTCTATTCTATCAGTTGCCATTAGTCTTTCCATGCTATATTCGATTGGATCCGCCTTAAACCCAACAACGTAGTCCTCGTCACCTTCATCACTTGTAGCCTCGTCATCTAACAATAGGAACGTTTTTCTACCTAACTGATCAATCAAAAAGGTGTCTACATTTTTCTTTAAAAGATAAAAAAAGTAGCTATATAAAAATCCACTAAATGGTATTGGCCCTTTTGCCGAGTCTCTTCTTTCATACCTTCCAACACACTGAAAGAATGTCATGTACACTGTTTGACGAATATCTTCTTCATCACCATATCTTTTTGTCATATAATGAATGCCACGCATTGTTTCATTGATCACGCTTAAGGTATAAGTGTTTACTTTATTTTTCATAAGTGCAAATCTTATAGGCGACTCTTTAATAAACAGAGAAACAAATCTCCTAATATCATAATCACTTAAATTATATTTACCATGATATAATAACGAAATATATTTAGTTAAAAAGTTATTAAAAACCTTTAACAATTGCTCTTGAGATTTTTGGCAGCCCTTTTTGCTATCGGCAATTAATTTTTGCATCTCCTCTTCAGCTAAAGAGTAATATTGCTCCTTGTAACTTATCATTTCTTTCCTTCCCAGTGAACTATATACTCACTGTAATAATCTCTAAAGTCTTCATAAAAGATAATATTAGGCACTTCTAGTTGTTCCATCGTGCTCTTTGCGTCATTCGAATATTTGCTTATTACGCAAATCAGACTTTTAAATTCATCTGGATAATATCTTTTAAACCTTTTTAATTTAATTTTACTTTTATCATCTAAATAACCTTTTATCTCTATCCAGTCATTATTTCTACTCAAGAGAAAATCTGGTGTATACCCCCTGGTTCCCCTTTTGATTGGGAAGGAAAACACAGTGGGTTCAAATTGAAAATTAATTTTGTAAATCTTTAATACTCTGACAAAATTTGCCTCCCAACTAGAACGAACATTCATATCTATATCTTTTCTATAACCAGTCTTAGTATACTGATATGCATTTCCCTTTTTCCTGGAAATAACTGCATCGTTCTCAATTACTTCAGAGTCAACAGATCTGTTTCTAATATTTTTTAAATTTGGATGTTTTTTAAACGAAGATTTTTCCAAAAAAAAGTCTTCTGGGTTGACAATCTCTGTGCTCATTGTGTATCCTTTACGCATCAAGATATTTTGTAGATAAATTATACACTATCTTGATAAAAAAATCAAAATAGGTTGCAAATTCCAAAGAAAGAGAGTATACTGTTCATCATGAACACACTAAAAACAATCATCAGCAGCATCAATCAAACAATCAACGAGGAAACCATTGACGACATAACCAAGGTTCTAGATATGGACCATGAATCAGCTGTCAAAATGGTGACCGAGTTTGAGGATTTCGACCTTTGGCTCTCCGCTGAGGAAAATCCCGTAACCGATTTCTGATTGGTGTTTTCCTAACAAAAAAGACCGGGGGAAACCCCGGTCTTTTTTATTGTCCATTATTCTTTTTATTTCTAAAAACACCCGTTGGACATGCACCGCTTTTAGCATGATCGCAATATGAGCACACACGGGCATTAGAGGTTGGTGTAAAATTAGTATCGTTAATTATTTCAGTTATAGAACTAATTAAATTTATCTTTACATTTTCAATATCTTCGTTAGTAAATAGGTGGCCCTTTTTCTTGCCAGATCTTAGATAATGTAATTCTGCGTAAATTTCTTTTTCAGGAAAGATATTGTGCATAGCCAATGCATAGATGCCCAGCTGCAGATTGTTTGGCACATCTTTTAGGGCAACCTCCCATTTTCCTGTTTTGTAGTCAACGATATTAACCCTGTCACCAATCACATCAACTCTATCTATGAAGCCAAGAATTTTATAGCAACCAATGATAAAATTAAAAGGTAACTCTTTTTCATAAATATTAAACTTCTTATCGTAATATTGGTCATAAAATTCTTGCAGGATTACAGATCCAACAGATATTAAATCCTTTGGTATATTATTATCTGGATCCCAAACAGAAATATTCTTATTATATTCTTGCTCTAACTCATTAATATCTAGTGTCTTTTCATTATCTAAAACACTCTCCAGTACAGAATGCACTATATTGCCTAATGCAGCGGGAGAGTTAAACAGCCGTGGCTCTTTGCAAATATATGAATAAAAATATTTAGCAGGGCACTGCTGGTATGTATCTATTCTGGAATATGAAAAATCTACTAAAGCTAGAAACTGCAAATCTGTTAAATCATTATAACTTTTAATTTTAATTAAACTCAAAAATAACTCCTAATTATTCTTCATCTGGGTCAAATACCAACAATCCGTTTTCGTCGTATTCTTTTCCGTTTTCATCTATTGTATGTCCATTATAAATATTTTTATAACCACCATTTTTTGATGGCATCCATCCAGATTCGCCTATTTCCATTTGGTCATTTTCCTCATATGGCCACATCTTGGCCTCCTATAGAAACAGATATTTCACTAATTTCATCCACATTTAAATAGTAGTGGACTACGGTTAGTAAATCTTTCAGGTCTTTTTTTGTCAGATAAAATCCAACGCAAGAACATTGAATGAAAAATTTATCATCATAACCATAGACCGAATCAACGTATTCTGTTAATTTTATATTTCCTTTTTTAACAACTCCAGGTAGCATTTTTACTCCTCGTAAATAGTTATTGGATTCCAACTAGGATCATCCAATTTTTCTCTCATATCTTTAACGTAAGAATCCCAATCTCTTTCATCTTCCGTTTTCTTTTCATACTTAACTTGACCCTTAAAAGGGTTAGATTTAAATTTAGTAACGATTAATTTGCCTTGTTGCGTCTTCCAACGAAGAACGCCATTTTTGCAATCACAGAAATCCTGGTTATCAACAGGTATTGTTAAATTTGGGTCATATCTACCGCTACAGCTGTTGCAACGAGTATATGTACCCTTATCTTGACACCTATTGCAAGAGGGACAAAAGGACCAGCACCATTTTTGGACTGGATTGACTGTTGGTCCAAGACTAGACATTTTCTTTCTCCATTCTGATAATATCTTCAATAACTGACTGAACTTTAGACGATGTATTATTTTTAAACTTAAATATATATTTGTGATTACCATTTATCATTTGGATAAAAACTGGTTTATCACCTTTTGTTGATTCAATTATATCATATATTTTTTGAATTAATAACGGTGAAAAGTTGTCAGCTATTTCTAATATTATTGCTTTGCCACTAGAAAATATTTTTGAATCAATTTTTTCAAAAGAGTTGTAGTACAGTTTGACTATTGAGCTTTCTTCGTCTCCCTCTTTACTGACTGCACCATTTATTACCACAATGTCACCCTTAGCAAAGGGTGAATCACCTAGATTTTTGAGAGACTTTGGAAAGACTACAATTTCAATATCGGAAGATATATCTTCTAATATTAGCTTGTACATTTTCATTCCCTTTTTTGTGACTATTGACTTTACATCGCTTAAGATACCACCAATTCTTACTTGAGTATTATTTGGTAATTCTGACAAATCAAATATTTCATAATCAATTTTCTTAGATAAGATATCCCATATACCATTTACTGGGTGATCAGTAACATAGATACCTAATTCCTCTTTTTCTATTTCAAGTAACTTGATTTCTTCAATTCTATTTAACTCACTAACTTGTGTATTGAATAACTCATCTAGAGCGCCAGCTTTGGCTAAGTGCTCCAATGTGCTTTTCTTTAAAAGAGTTGCACCACATCTCCTAAAAAAGTCGTGCATGTTGTTATACGGATTTTGCTGGTCTCTAACTGAAACTATATTTTCTGCTATAGAGTTACCAATTCCATTAATCGCAGATAATCCAAAAATTATAGAATTACGATCTAATACCTCAAAATCTATACCAGAATAATTAATCGAGGGCGGCATCACGCCGATGCCTAGTTTCCTACAGTCTGCCAAGTATAAAGATTGCTTATCTTTATTTCCCACAACAGAGGACATTAGCGAAGCCATATATTCAACGGTATAGTTTGTTTTAAGATAAGATGTAATATAGCTAATCATTGCGTAGCTTGCTGCGTGAGCTCTGTTGAAACCATAGCCACCGAAATATTCAATATCAGAAAATATCTTATTCGCTAGAATTTTAGTTAGGCCAGAATTTTCAATACAGCCGTCGACAAACTTTGATCTCATATTAGCAATTTTATCCATTAACTTTTTGCCAATAACTTTTCTAAGATCATCGGCTTCAGCAGAAGTAAAGCCTGCTAGTTCTCTCGCAACACCTAGTACATCTTCCTGATATAACATGATTCCCAGGGACGAAGCTAAAACTTTTTCTAATTTTGGATGATCATATTTAATTACGCTGCGACCATGCTTTCTATTAATATACTCTTTATCCATTCCAGACCCCATCGGACCAGGCCTATGAAGGGAAATAAGAGCCATTATATCTTCAATGCTTCTTGGCTGAAGTCCAATCATCATTTCTCTCATAGAAGAAGATTCAAGCTGAAATACACCAGTACAATTTCCCTTGCACAATTCATCATAAGTTTTTTCATTATCTAGTGGGATTAAATCAATATCTACAATTTTCCCTTGGTGCTTCTCAATTAATTTAACACAAGAATCAATCACACCCAAATTTCTTAATCCAAGGAAATCAATTTTTAATAATCCACACTGTTCGACTCTACCCATATCCCATTGGGTAACTATTGGATTATCTATACCCTTTTGCATAATTGGTAAATAATCTGTTAGTGGACCTTTGGAAATAACTACGCCCGCAGCGTGTATTCCAGTTTGTCTTATTAAACCTTCTAGGCCAAACGCAGTGTCTACTATTTCTTTAGCTGTGTTTTCTTTTTTATATAATTGTGAAAATTCTACAACTTCCATGCACTCACTAAGGTTTTTTGATATTCCCAATACTGGTGGTGGAACTAATTTAGCTACAGAGTCACCAGTCGCAAAGTCATATCCGAGAGCTCTTGCTGCATCTCTTATGGACTGTCTTGCGCCAGTTTTATTAAATGTACATATATGAGCGACACGATCATGCCCATATTTATTTTTAGCATAATTGATAACTTCATCTCTATGTCTATCGTCAAAGTCAAGATCAATATCTGGCATTGACTTTCTTCCTTCTACAAGAAATCTCTCAAACATCAAACCAAACTTAATTGGATCTAGATTAGTAATTCCAAATGCATAGGATAGTATACTGCCAGCCGCGGATCCTCTACCCCAACCAACTCGTATTCCATTATCTTTAGCCCAATTGACTAGATCGGAAACAACCAAGAAATATTCGGGGAAACCCATCTCCTTAACAACTTTTATCTCATAATCAGCTCTGTCAATGATGTGTTTAGGTAATGAATCTCCGTATCTTTCTCTTAGACCATTCCAGGCTAATCTTTCGAAGTATTGGGTTGATGTTTCGCTTGTAGGTATGGGGAAATTTGGAAAGTATATATTACCAAAATTTAAATTTACATCAACCATATCATAAATGTCCATGGTATTTTTTAGCCAATTAGAATTAAATTTATTTTCCATATCATTATAAGATTGCAAATAGAATTCATCTCCGCTAAAAGAAAATCTATTTGGAGTATGTATATTGCAGTTAGTTGCCACGCATAACATAATGTCGTGAGCTCTAGCGTCATGCTGATGCACGTAGTGGCAGTCCCCCGTTGGAACTATTTTAGCGCCTATAGTATTTGCTATTTGTATTAGTCCATTAGTAATTTTCTTCTGCTCATACAAACCATGATCTTGAATTTCTATGAAATAGTTTTCTTTACCTACTATATCTTGCATTTTTTGCGCTGTTTTCAAGGCAAAATCGTAATCATTTCTGAGTAATGCTTGAGAAACTTCTCCATTTAAACATCCAGATAAGATTATTATTCCATCTGAATGTTCGGAAATCAATTGATGATCTATTCTTGGCTTAACATAATATCCCTCAAGAAAAGATCTTGAAGACATTTTTATAATATTATTATATCCAATATTATTTTTAGCTAAAATTGTTATATGATATGGACCTCTTTGTTCCCATTCATTTTTTGCTGGGCCAGATCTTTCTTCTTCATCTTTATCAAATCTAGTTTTTCTAGCTTGATAAAATTCAGAACCAAGGATTGGCTTGATACCCGTAGCTTGACCTGCATCATAAAAATCAAGCCACGAGTGTATATTGCCGTGATCAGTTGTAGCCAATCCCTTCATACCAAGAGATCTAGCTCTATCTAGATACTCATCGATTCTTCCATGCCCGTCGAGCATAGAGAAAACTGTATGATTATGAAGATTTGTCCAATTTTTCATTAAATTCCTCTGCCTTTATTTGAGTCATCTAAAGACTGATCTCTTATTTCCCTGTATGTAATTATTACCACTCCACCACAATACTTGCATGGGACTGGCTTACCCTCTTGGGCAAAAGGGTTCTTGTACATATAAATATCCGGTTGATCTGAGTGACACTCGGAGCAAACTGCTACAACATCATCTGGGTTTTTTATGCCGTTCACGAACTATTCACCCCCTTTTCTAATGTTTTTGTAGGCAAACCTAATTGGCGATGGAGAAGACTGATCTTGCGTTTCAACATATTTATTTCCAATTTTTACCCATTTATTTCTTTTTTCCAAAGAACATTCACCACAACCAACGCCAACGGCATTTGCTCTTTCGCACGTATACGGTCTTCCGCCAATTCCCAACTGTCTTCTCTTAATCCAATCATTAATATGGCTATTAGTCTTATCTATATTGTAATCGTCGCAATTACTTAATATACTATGCAAAAACATTATAGACTCATTATTGTATGTCAGGATAGAGCATAAAAACAATCTTGCTTCATGCTCTAGGCATTTTTTATCTATAGCTTGCTGCCATAATCTTTTTACTGCCACACAGTTCTCCATGAGACGCTTTGCAGTAAATTGTTTTTCTGATTCCTGAAAAGATTTTAAATTAGAAGATCCATATTTATTAAAATATCCAATAAAATCTTTAGATTTTTCTTTTTGTATTTCTAATTCATATGTAAAACTTCTAAACCATTCATTCGCTTTAGCATTAAATGTTTGTTCTTGTACAGTATTATCCGCTGGCGATGAGCAATGTCTTAATATAGCTTGCATTCCAGATCTTAAGATTTGCTCGCTTATGGTATTCTTGTACAGTCCCGTATCTTGATGTATACTCCCAGGAAGTCTCCACATTCTTCTAGCGTCGTATACACTAAAATCTAAAGACTGTATATTTAATTTTGATTTCACGCTTTCTGCTATAAATCTAAATATATTTGGTAGGTTATTTGAAGGATTAATCCCCAAAGCAATAGCTTCACACTCAACATGAAACCCCTTCTTGCCAGTAAAATAAACTATTACAGAATCCCCAGGAACGAAGTTGCAAAGATAATCATACAACTGTATGCAATCGTGCAAAGATTGCTCTTGATCTTTATTGTCAATATCAAAGTAAAGAGATGATAGTCTAGTTGCAGAATCTAAATTAGTTTCGTTATATCTCCACACTGAAGTATATAAACCGGTATTATTATTCTGTTTAATAAAATTAGTTAACTCAGCGTCAGTAATCAGCACTGGCGCATCATTATTTTTTATTCTAATAACTCTATCTAGATTCTTTATATACTTGGCTATCTCAAAATATTTCCAATTGGAAATATACCTAGATTGATCCGCCGGCATTTTCATAATATCTTCACCTTAGTGTCATTATAAATATGAATTTTTGCGACAGATTGCTCAGACAAAGAGTCCGCATTGGCTCTATAATAAATAGATTCTTTAATTATATCATCTAGATTGTTAAGAATAAATGCTCTATTTATAATACGCTGCTGTTTATTCAGCTTGCTTTCGCCATTTTTCATTGATAAGCTCACTATCTTCTATAACTGTATGAATTTTACTAGCAACACTATCGGCAATATGAACAATGTAGTCTAAATAGGTGATAGGATAAGTTTCTGGAACTGGAGACCATGGTCCAAGATGACACCTAATTAATCTCAATATAGATTGTATTGATTCCTCTGATACAAATAAGCTTGTTGACTGAGAATCATTCCCATGTTCTTTATCATATAGTTGACAATTCTGCACAAAAGTAGCCACCGTATATGGATGCATAGGGTCATAGTGGAAACAGGAGTCATCATTGACGTCAGCTATACCCTTGGTGATATCATGAAGCAGGCAAGCAGCTAAAATTATATTTCTTTCATCATCAGATAAACAATACGAATCTGCTAAAATTGTTGCCACTCTAACAACTCTTTTGGTATGCAAAACATTGCCACCCACACCATGCTCATCCCCGGGATGATATTTATCAGAAAAGCTAGATGGAATATCCCAAAATATTTGAGCCTTTAGTAAAACAGATCTAACAAAAGATACTATAGAATCATCTGTGATTAGATTTATTTCGTCTAACAACTGACTAAGAACGTCGTTCTCTGTCTCAAAAAAACTTTTTTTATCTTCTTTAAGGATTTCGTCCAAGAAATTTTTAGCCATAATATAATACTCACTTTACCTTTGCTTGAATTGCAAAAGACCATTTAGAACATGGCGTATCAAATGGGCATCTTTTGCAATAATATGTTAAACCTCGCCTAGGCACAAACACGTCTTTGCCCTCTATTGTAGCACACCAGTAATTTATTGCTTCTACATCTTGTTCGGTTATTTGATATTCATTGAAATTTAAGTTATTCGACATTAAATCAACATAACCAAATTTTGTTGAAGAAATTTTACCTGGATGCAGATTTTTGAAGGCTAAATACATTGAAGAAAAATCAATTTGATACATTTGTCTGTAACTATTCTTATAATTAAAAATAAATTTAACAACATAATTTTCGCCAGCGTATCTATATATTAAATCAAACTTATCATGTATCCTAACTGACTTATCTATGGAGACAATATATTCATCTGCAATAGATAAAGGAATTGCATTTAACTCATTATAAGTTTCATGAAAATTCAGCAATATGTTTGCAGCGTGAGCTGTCAAGCTAGACGTATTACCGTATGCACTTTCGTGTTGTTCTATGGTTAAATCATAGTGAGTTGTATCTTTGGGAAACCATATTTTTTCCCACCTATTTAAAAGCGAAGCGTATGACGGAGTAATGCCAGCCTGTTTCTTAAACCAAAAAAAATTTATAATACTCTTTAAACTATTTTCAAACTTTAAAGTGTTTAAATCACGAGAATAGATTGTTTCAGGAAGTTTTTCTAAGTATCTATAATCGTATAATCTTTCACACGTTTGAAAGTCTTTTATTGAATCAGCACTTAAGTCTATCATCAATCAAATCCTTCTCCATTAAGTAGGTCTTGTAAACTGGTATTTTCAGTATAAGAAGTCTCATTTACAACTTCGTAATCTTCATATATTTTCTTTTCATCATTATAGCGAACTAGTGGAGGATCATAAAGAAATGCAGAACCAGTTATTCTATTTTTTGGAATTTGCAACTGCATAATATTTTCGTCCTCAGTTTCATCATGAGTTGCTAAACGTTTTTCTGTAATAAAGATAGTAACTGCACATTTTTGCTGAATAGCTAAGGATCCACCCGTATCTGACTGCTGAACTACCTCTCTTCTTTCCTTCATCCTATTAGCATTTTCTTGTGCGGTGATTATTAAAACACAATTCATGTCTCTGGCTAGCTTTTCCAATCTGACCATCATTTCCTCAAACTCACCCCAACGAGGCTTACCTTTGCCGTTACCCCTAGTGAACATGGACTGTATAGTGTCAATTATTAAAACATCGGGGATTTTGTCAGCGTGACCTATTAGGTCCCTAAGCCAAAACTCTAGATCCTCAAAATATGGAGTATCAGGATCATGCCTAACCATAAGGCGGTCACCCCACTTTTCTAATCTAGATTTAAAAATGGATATATAATCTATCTTTTCTTTTTGCGACCACTTTTCTGACTCAGAATAAACATTTTTACCTATTACTTGAGTCATTAATATTCTTTCCCAGTGACCAACAGCTTCCTCAAAATTGACATACAAAACTCTGTAACCAGTATCTAGCCAATGATTAGCTAAACATTTTGCGAAAGTACTCTTACCTTTACCGGATGGTGCAATGACCGCATGCACAGCCCCCTTAAAGAACCCCCCATCTTCGGTATAACCCATAGCTCTATTCAGAGCCCTAAACTGCGTAGGCATAAAGCTAGGTATATCTAGTAGATTATCGGCTCTAGACATAATATCCGAAGCTGTTGTAAGCTTATCAAATGGATTATATTTTATAGAATTTTCTAGATCTTTGATCTTTAAAGTTAACTCAGATATTCTAGAGGTATCCTCTTCTGATTTAAGACCTTTTTTATTAATTAATATTTGAAGCTCTTGAAGATAATTTATCTGCTTACGCTTATTGGCCTTGTGTTTAATAAGCTCTAAAACAGATTCTTTACTGCCAACATGTATGCCCAGTACATAGTCTAGCATTATTGCTAAACCAGTATCCCCACCTAGAGCGTTATAAATATCTGTTTCAGATTGTAGCCAAACTTTAAGCGCTACAGGATCCACTACATCAAGTGCCGTAGCACGATAGAAGCTAAGTAGTGCTTCATAGAACTCATGAACACCTTTTTCTCCATGAATAATTCCAACTATATTACTGGGCAAATTATCATTGAAGAATTTTACGGCACCTGGTTGCTTTAGGCATAAAGCAAATGCGTGGTACTCTATCGGAGAACTTTCTAAGTCAGATACTTCTTCTACGACCATCAATTTTAGAACCTTTTATTTTTTTGTACAATTTTTTTTTGTACTCAGAGTTTTTCTTTTTAGCTTCCTGATATGCTGGATTAGAGCTTATGGATTTTTTATTAGTGGACTTTGGAACAAAATCGGTCTCCCTTATTGCTGTTAACATTCTATCATATACCGCTTGTTCTGTTAGTAGATCGTTATATCTAAAAACAATCAAAGCTATTCCATTATCTATACAGTACTGTGTTTTTTTATCATCTCTTTTTTGAGCTTGTTCAAACTCATATTTTGATTCAAAAAATCTACTAGTATAATAGAAATGCTGTCGGCCATGATACTCTGCTGCGATCTTGTATTTAGGGCAAAACACGTCAAACTTTAACTTGTCTCCTATATGATGCTCATTAATAATCTCTTCACCAGGAAGAAGTTTTTTCATTATCATTGTTAAAGCCATTTGTCCTCTAGACATTTTTTTTCTAGAGTTTTTTAGCCATGATAAGCCAAGATAATTTATCTTCTTATTAACCTCAGATACAGGTACATCTAATTGTCTAGCAATTTCTCTGACAGAAAGTGATGTGTCAAAAAGAAGATCGGTAAGAAAATTTATGTCATCTTCTTCTATTTTTTTATGTTGCCTATTCATGTAATAGTTGCTGCTGAAGAGACCTTGCTCAAACTTAATGTTTTCCCAAAATCTAATACTGACATATCTAAGTTGTCCCATATTTTAGAAGCTAAGGCCAACCCAAGCACACCGCAATCCATTATGCAATAGTCTACTCCACCCTGGAATTCCGTTAGTTGAGCATATATATTGTCTAATTTTTCATAATAATTAGTATACGCAACATTAATTATATGAGCATTGTTTCCAAAATGCTTTTGTATTAGCTTTTTGTCATGAAAAGTGATAACAACGCTTGAAGAATTCTTTAAATAATAATTAACAGTTGAACTATATACATCTTTATGGTTCATGTAATAATATTCAAAAATATTAGAATAATAATAGGTTGCATTTTTGTGTAAGCCTATTTTATAGTGCTTGCCATCTTCTATGTCAGAAACTAGAGAATGAGATATAGCTTTCATCATCATCGGATCATTGTTTTTCAATGAAGCTACTACATTTTTTGCAAAATGTGAAGGAAAACAATTATCAGAGTTTTTACTTAAAGCAATAATTGCCGACTTTGTGACATTAATATAGGAAAATTTTTTATTCTTTTCAAGTGCTAGTGTAATATTTTTAATTGATTCAGCGGGATTAAGGCAAGTCATTTTTTCTCCTTATCATATACCAAATGTACCCCAGTCAATTAAAACTGGATTTTTGTCTAATATTGAATTGATATGATTTATATTATGAAACTTACCACCATCTATCTCTGAGTATCTTGAATATTTATCTTGCTTATCTAAATCACTAATATAGCCCAAGTGCTGCATCATGAAACCGGAGTTAAGCCACCAATTTCTTTGGCGAATCCAATCCACTACATATGTAGGCTCCGAACCGCAAGCAAGCTGCTTATCTGCAAATCCGCCATTAGCAGCAAATCTAAATATTCTTGAGCTATTGTTAGGTGCCCACAGTTTATCAACTCGATATTGAGAATCGTTCCACATATGATAAAATCTAACATTAACAACATCATTTGGCGACTGAGCTAAAACATTTCTTATTGATAAATTATGAGTGTGGTGTAGCATTTCGTCGCAATCTATGGCCACTATCCAATCACCAAGATGTGCAAAATGCTCTAAGTTGCTCCATGCAAAAGATCTTAACTTACCTTCATGTACCTTGAATAAAGGCTCAGGACTTCGGAAGACTTCTGCATATTTTGCAGCTATCTCCATAGTATTATCATCTGAGCAGTCATCTGTGAAAACAATTTTATCAACTTGTGAAGATAATCTTTTTAAGACATTTTCAAGAAATCTACCAGACTCGTTTCTACCTATCATCTGTGCTATAATCATAAAATATCCAATCTTTAAAAGCAGATTGAGGGGGACAATCCCCCTCAATCTGCAACAAATACGTTTGCTGAACTACTCAGCCGACGAGCTGATCGTGAGCCTCAACAGCCGAGATGCGCTCGATCTCAACGTCCTTGAAGATTACCTCTCCAGTAACGCCAACTGGACGACGACCAGTCGACATGGCAAGCTTCTGGGCCTCAGTCTTATTGTTGGCCTTGACGATTGCTGTTGTTGTTACTGTAAAATACTTTAACTTGTTATCTGACATTGTATTACCTTTCGTTAATTTGATGGATAATTGATTGCGATATATTCTATCGCATCTTGCATACAGGATGCAAGTTTTGTTGCCATATATTTCAAATAAACTCTATCTTTATTTTCTTCACAGCAGAACACTACTGCAGGTTGATTATTGAATTTAGCCCAAGCTAATTCAAAATCAGTTCCTATATATGGGCGATTTGGTATCATGTATTCTACCAGAATAATATCAGCTCGACGCTGCATAAAGAGATTTTTTTCTACTATTTCTCTGGCTGTCTGATACTCTGTATCGGGAATTTTCATAGGATCCAAAACATCATAACCAGCCAAATGCAGTGATTTAGTTGCTAATTTACGCCAAAAAGAACCGTAGTCTCCTACGCCTTCTATGGCTCCCGACAAAAACACTTTAAGCGACATATAAAACTCCTGGCCAATAATATTTTAAGTTACTTGGTTCATCAAAAAACTGTGAATAATATTCATGATCTTTACGAAGAAGATTTGATCTATGCGATCTATGGAATTCTTCATTGCCAAACCAAGCTGGCATTACAACAGTTCCTGGTTCTATTTCTTCGAAATCCATATTGTTCTCATATCCACGATTAATCCATTCACGGATAGTTATGTTCTGATAGAGCTTTAACGCTGACTCATACCCTGTCCACATAAGTGTCACCGGATGATTGCGCCAACCTTTTGTTGGTGTTCTATCCAATAAAATATTCAGAA